AGTGATCGGGTCAGGCCCAGCAGGTCTGCCGGTACTGCGTCAGATTCTAAGCATCGCTGCAACCGTGCTCGGCTCAAAGATCATCGTGATGGGTGGGCGTCCATCAAGCCTTGAGATAGGTGGCGCGTTGTATCCGTGCTATGACCTTGATTGCGCTATTCAAGCCCAGACCGCATAATCCACAACGAGCAACAACAAATCATCTACTATCAGTAAAGAACTAAGGAGCATTAAATGGCAACATCAACTTACCTTTCAAACCCAGTCGTGTTGATCGGCGCGACTAGCGCGTCAACAACCGATATAACCGATATGGTTTCTGCATGCAGCCTCGTTGTCACCAAAGAGGCTCTTGAAGATACGGCGTTCGGCCAAAATTCCCGCACCATGACGGGGGGGCTCTACTCAAATAATTGCACATTGAGCATTTATGCCAGTTATGCAACAAGCGAGTCATATAGCGTTTTGTCGGCACTATTGGGCACCAAGTGTTATATCAAAGTGACTCCAGCCGCAGGTGCTAACACGGCAACGAATCCAGGGTTTGAACTAACCGACACGTTCATGAGTTCGCTACCAGTCGTAAACGCAAATTTGGGTGAGCTTTCAGTTTACGAGATAGAGCTACAAGGCGGCTCGTACACAGTTGATGTAAGTTAATTCAACGGCTCCAAGCCGACATAGGAGAAACATGAAAATCAAGTTGCAGTTAAAGCGCACGCCTGATGGCGCGCCCGAGTATTACTACACCAACTTGTTTGTGGTGACCGAGTGGGAACGCCTTGAGCGTCGCAACATTCAACAGCTTTCGGCAAACCCGTTGTATTCGGATTACGCCTGTTGGATGCACACGATCCTAAAGATTAAAGGCGAACAGGTTGGAGACAACTGGCGCGAATGGCTTAGCAAAAACCCTGACATCGACATTATGCCGGTACTGGACGAGACAGACCCAAACCCTACGGACGCGGCACCTACCGCCGCCAACTAGCAGAAATATTGGTTGCGGTCGGTTGGTGGCCTAGCGACATAACGTTTGACTCACGAGACTTGGCAACGGTCATTAAAGTGCTTAACGAGGCAAACAAAAAAAGAAGGTAAATATGCCAGCGCGCAGTTTCACGGAACGATCGTCAACGGTCACAAGCAACATTGAAGTCGTTGGTCTAAAAGAAGCCTTAAAAACGCTCAACAAGATTGACAAATCTTTACGCCGCGAAATTACCGAGGATTACAAGAAAATTGTTCAACCCGTTATTGACGACGCCAAAAATCTTGTGCCAACTAAAGCGCCTTTGTCCGGTATGGCTCGAGCGTACAAATACCGATCTGGCTATGAGGTGTTGCCTTGGGTGGACGGATTTAACCAACGGATTATTGCCAAAATTAACACGCGGAACATTAAAGAAAACAACGCTGGCGACAAGGTAAACGTCGGCACTTTTATGATCCAATGGCAAGGCGCTACGGGCACCTTGTTTGACACCACTATGGCTGGCGCGCTTGGCAAAGCGTTAACAGCACGTTATGGCTCACGGTCGCGAGTAATGTGGAGAGCATACGAGCAACGCCGTGATGATGTAGTAAGGGAAATGGAACAGTTGGTGCGGCGCGTTATGGATGAAGCGAACAGAGAGACCGCGTAATGGCAATTAATATCCCGATCATTTCTGAGTTTGACGGCAAGGGAATCAAAAAGGCTATTGCCCAATTTAAGCAACTAGAGACCACAGGCGAAAAGGCTCAATTTGCAATCAAAAAGGCTGCCGTACCTGCAGCTGCCGCGCTTGGCGGTTTGGCTGTAGCACTCGGTGACGCGACACGCGCTGCAATGGAAGACCAGCAGGAGCAGGCGGCGTTAGCGCTTACTTTGCAGAATGTGACTGGCGCTGGCGCTGCACAGACTGCACAGGTAGAAAAGCAGATCAGCGCAATGTCTCGAGCATCTGGTGTTGCTGACACGGATTACCGCAAAGCATTAGAAGCACTTGTGCGCGGTACCAAAGATGTTGGCATTGCCATGAACGACATGAACCTCGTTATGGACATCAGCACCGCAACAGGCATGGATTCTGCCAGCGTCGCTGACGCGCTCGCTAAGGCCTATCAGGGCAACTTTAAGGCGCTCCGATCATTAAGCCCAGAGATGTCAACCATGATCAAAGAAGGCGCCAGCCTCAACGAAGTCATGGACGTGCTCGGCGGAACGTTTGGCGGTGCCACAGCAAAGAACGCCGAAACCGCTGCCGGCAAGATGGCAATTCTCAAGAACTCCATTGGTGAAACAAAAGAGTCAATCGGCGCTGCCTTGTTGCCTGTGCTTGAAGCCGTCCTGCCTGTGCTCAACAAGTTTGCTGCATGGGCTCAAGACAACCCAAAAGCATTCTTGGCTATTGCTGCCGCAATCGGTTTAGTCGCCGCTGCGATCGTGGCCACAAACATTGCTATGGCACTTAACCCATTCAGCCTGATCGCTGCAGGTGTCGCGCTACTGGTCGCCGCGCTCGTTGTTGCTTACAACAAGTTTGACTGGTTCAAGACTGGCGTCAACGCAATCATCAACGGCATCCTTGGCGCATTCGAGTCCGTGGTCAACGGTGCAATCATGATGGTCAACGGCATCATTCGCGCGTACAACGCCATTCCAATTGCGCCAGACATCAACACCATCGCACACGTCAACTTGCCAAGCATCGGTGGAGACTCGGCAACACAAGCCGCATCGCGCATGAACCTACCGCGCATGGCAGAAGGCGGAATTGTCAACTCCCCTACTCTTGCCCTTATCGGCGAAAGCGGAGCAGAAGCCGTAGTGCCCCTAGATCGCTTGCAGAACGGTGGCGGAATAACTATTAACGTCACGGGCGGTCTTGCCACAAGCGCAGAGATCGGTGAAAGCGTTGTTAACGCGTTGCGCGCATACTCAAGGTCTGCTGGGCCGTTGCAATTACAGGTCGCCTGATGCCCGGCACAGCTGTTGTTGAATCAGGCAACTATGACCTCAAAATCGCCACAGGATTTGTTGTTGACGCGTTCACTCTCGATGACGCGTTAAAAGGCGTACTTGACAACACCAGTTATGTCCTTGACGGCACGACCGAGTTTGCTGACGTCATGGATTCCGTTACGACTATTACGGTGCGCCGCGGTCGCCGTGATGTGGGCGATCAGTTCAGCGCCGGCACAATGACATTTACCATTCAAGACGTGGACGGCATTTTTAACCCGTTTGATCAAAACAGCCCGTATTACGACACCGCCGAATCTAAGCCTGGGCTTGCCCCATTGCGTGAAGTACGACTAATTCGATACAGCTCTACCAACGTGCCCGAGTCAATCTTCTCTGGCTATGTCGTTAACTACGACTACAACTTTGCGCTAGGGGGTCTTGATACCGTGACCGTGTATTGCGCTGACCAGTTCTACCTACTCGCGCAAACCTATTTAGACGCGCTGAACCCATCTGCTGTAACAACCGAGCGGTTAATTACAGAGTCGGCTTCAAACGAAATGCCTACGCCATCAAATTTGTAGCCCGTGCCGTCATCAGTAAATTGTGCAACAGGCGCGCTTAATGTCGTACCCAAACGCTCTTGGAATGTAAACACGCCAGCCCTTGACATAAACACACGCCCAAACTCGGCGGTTTCGTTAATTTGCGTAATGTATTGCAACACGTTTGTTCCAGCCGGCACGGTATAGGCGCTGTCGTGGCCAAGGTTTACGGTGCCTGTTGAGATGTTGCGTGAGCCTGCTGGGAAATCTACTTCTGGTAAATCTAGGACGGTTTCTATGCGTTCCCCTGATGTTTCAGGGCTGACGTTTAATTCGTTTAAGTAGGTTTGCGCAAGTAGATAGAACTGGTCAGCGCAATACACGGTGACCGTGTCTAATCCGCCGAGCGCAAAGTTGTAGTCAAAATTGATGACAAAACCAGAAAAAATTGATTCGGGCACATTGGTGTTGCTGTAACGAATCAGTTGTACGGCGCGCAATGGGGCAAGCCCAGGCTTAGATTGAGGCGTGTCGTAATACGGGCTGTTTTGGTCAAACGGGTTAAAGATTCCGTCCACGTCTTGAATAGTAAACGTCATTGTGCCGGCGCTGAATTGATCGCCCACGTCACGGCGACCGCGCCGCACGTTAATGCTGATAGTCGAGTCCATGACGTCAGCAAATTCTGTTGTGCCGTCTAGCACGTATTCGGTGTTATCCAGTACGCCTTTTAGCGCGTCGTCAAGCACAAACGCGTCAACCTGAAAACCTGTAGCGATCTTTAGGTCATAGTTTCCTGAATTGACTACGGCTGTGCCTGGCATTACGCCACCTGTAACTGCAACGGCCCAGCGCTGCGCGAATAAGCGCGCAACGCGTTAACGACCGATTCACCAATTTCGGCGCTTGTAGCAAGTCCGCCTGTTACGTTGATAGTTATTCCGCCACCTGTTTGCATGCGGTCTAATGGCACGACCGCTTCTGGGCCTGCCTCACCGATTAGCGCAAGGGTAGGGCTTGACACAATTCCGCCTTCGGCCATGCGCGGCAAGTTCATACGACTAGCGACTTGTGTTGCTGTGCCACCAAGCGACGGCAAATTGACATGTTGAATGGTTTTGATGTCTGGCGCAATTGGGATTGCGTTGTAGGCGCGAATGATGCCGTTGACCATCATGATTGCACCGTTGACCACGGACTCGAATGC